ATCTTTAAGGAGGAATTTGTAATGGCAAAGCGTGCAAAGATGCCGAAAGGCAAAGATCAGGCTGTTTTTAGACGGACGGCCAGCAAGACAAAGAAGATGAATATTAACCCGATGAGCTATCGAGGAGGTATCAGGCTTTGAGTTGTTCTAATGTTGATGATTTAATTATTCGTATGTCTGTTCTTCAGAGAAGGATTGATGATCTTAGTTATGAGGTTGATAAAATTCTTTTGTGTCTTTCGCGTTTTGATGAAGAGTTTAGAGGTGAAAAGAAATGACCCGTGTTACAATTTTTTACCGTGATCGTCCACCGGTTTATTTTGAAATGTGTGGTTTTTCGAATGTTATTGCATTGGTGCAGAAATGTTTTGCTTTTGATGATAATTTTCTTGGTATGAATCTATCTTGTGTAAATAAGGAGTTTGAAGAATAATGAAGTACGGTATTTATTCTGTTCGTGATAAGTTGTCCGGCTATATGAACATTTCTCTTGAGAAAGGTGATGCAATTGCAACTCGTAGTTTTACTACTCTGGTCAATACTCCTGACACTGTCCTGTTTGCTAACCCTGGCGATTACGATTTGTACAAAGTCGGTGAGTTTGATTCGGAAAGTGGAACTATCGAATCTTGTGTGCCATCTTTTATTTGTGGCGGCAGCAGTGTGTTTGATTATTCTGTAAAGGAGGACAAGAGATGAATTTCCCTACTGCTTATCGAGTGCATGAGCGCTTCCCCTCTGAACCCGGCCAGCGTGAAGTTACTACCTATAATCCCCGCGTAGATAGTGATGGAGTGTTGCATCTTGAAGAATCCGGTAAGATCAATATTTATGATCAGATTCAGAGCCATAAAGACAGTTGTGATATTAACCTGCTTATTCAGCGTTGCGTCGCTACTGGTGATGAATCTATTCTTTCTCGTGTACAGGGCGCTTATGGCGATTTTAGCGATATGCCTCGTACCTATGCTGATATGTTGAATCGTCTCCGCGAGGCCCGGGAGTTCTTTGATGGTCTGCCTCTCCCCACTCGCCAGAAGTTTGATTGTAATTTTGAGCAGTTTATTTCTGCCATGGATAAGCCCGGTTTTCTTGATAATTTCGTTGAACCTAAACCGGCGACGGCTGAACCGGCTCCGGTTGTTGAAGGAGGTACCCAAGAATGAATCGTAATGTTGAATCCCATTTTGCTTTGAACCCTACCCGGCTGGATATGTCCCGATCTAAATTTGATCGGTCTTTTTCCCTGAAAACTAGTTTCAATGTTGGCGATATTGTCCCCTTTTATGTAGATGAGGTGTTGCCCGGTGATACCTTTGATGTGAAAACCTCTAAGGTTGTTCGTATGCAGACGCTGATTACGCCGATCATGGATAATATTTACCTCGACACCTATTATTTCTTTGTTCCCAACCGGCTAGTCTGGGAACATTGGAAGCAGTTTAACGGCGAGAATACGGAAAGTGCTTGGTTGCCCTCTACTGAGTATTCTATCCCTCAGTTGACGGCGCCGTCTGGCGGTTGGAGCGTTGGAACAATTGCCGATTATATGGGTATTCCCACTGGTGTTGCCAATTTGTCTGTGTCCGCTCTTCCGTTCCGTGCTTACGCGCTGATCTGCAATGAGTGGTTCCGTGATGAAAACCTCTGTGACCCGCTGGTTGTTCCTACTGGTGACGCTACGGTTGCCGGTTCTAATACGGTTGCTTCCGTTGAAGATTATGCCAAGGGCGCTACGCCTTATAAGGCTGCTAAGTATCACGATTACTTTACTTCCTGTCTGCCTGCCCCGCAGAAAGGTCCTGATGTTGGTATCGGCCTGACTGGTAATATTCCGGTTGTTGGTAATGGTAATTCTCTTGGCCTTACAAATGGAACTGTTTTTGGTGGTTTGGTTGCAAGTGATAAAGTTGCTTTGCAAAGTAAATATGGCATTCCTGTTTCTTCTAAAAATCCATCTGGTAATGATTTTGTTGAAGGTAATTTAGGTGTCCCTACTACTGCACAACTTGGTAGTGATCTTTCGAAATCCGGTCTTGTTGCAGATCTTGGTGCCCTTAATTCTGTAACGATCAATCAACTGCGTTTGGCTTTCCAGATTCAGAAACTTTATGAAAAAGATGCGAGAGGAGGAACCCGTTATACTGAAATTCTTAAAACACATTTCGGCGTTACTTCGCCAGATTCCCGCTTCAGCGCCCTGAGTACCTCGGTGGAAACCGTGTTCCGATTAATATCAACCAAGTTGTCCAAAATTCTGCCACAGTTGAAGGAGAAACCCCGCTTGGTAATGTCGCTGGTTATTCTGTTACTAGTGATACTCATTTTGATTTTAGGCAGTCCTTCACTGAGCATGGTTTCGTTATCGGCGTAATGGTCGCCCGTTACGATCATACTTATCAGCAGGGTATTGAGCGCTTCTGGTCTCGTAAAACCCGCTTCGATTATTACTGGCCGGTTCTGGCTAATATTGGTGAGCAGGCTGTTTTGAATAAAGAGATCTATGCGCAAGGTACTGATGAAGATGATGAAGTCTTTGGTTATCAGGAAGCATGGGGCGATTATCGTTATAAGCCCAACCGTGTAACTGGTGAAATGCGTTCCCAGTATGCCCAGTCTTTGGATGTGTGGCACCTTGGTGATGATTATACTAAGTTGCCTTCCCTGTCTGCCGAATGGATTGTAGAGGATAAGACGAATGTTGACCGTGTTCTTGCTGTGACTTCTACGAATGCAAATCAGCTTTTTGCAGATCTGTATGTAAAGAATCAGACTACCCGGCCGATGCCGATGTATTCTATCCCCGGTTTGGTAGATCATCATTGATATATGAGAAATGAGGTTGTATTATGAATTTGAACAGTGCAACCAAGGTTGCCAGCGGCACATTTGATGCCGCTGGTAATCCTATTACAAAGGCCGTGAATAATTCGGCTGGTGCAATCAATAATGCGCTTGATTCTATTGCTGGTGTTGCTCGTTGGAATAATGCTTATTCTGCTTCTCAAGCTGAGGACCTTAGAAAATGGCAAGAGGAACAAAATAAAAAAGCTATGGAATTTAATGCCGCTGAGGCTGCTAAGAATAGAGATTGGCAAGAGTATATGTCTAATACTGCGCATCAGCGTGAAATTGCTGATTTGAAAGCTGCTGGCCTTAATCCTGTTTTGTCTGCTACTGGTGGTAACGGCGCTGCCGTTACTTCCGGTGCAACTGCATCCGGCGTCACCTCTTCTGGTGCGAAAGGTGATGTAGATACTAGTGTAAATGCTGCTCTAGCTTCTATTCTTGGTACTCTTTGGAATAATGAGAATGCTCTTAAGATTGCTGATGTGAATGCTAAGAATAATCTTGCTGTAGCTGAAAAATATACTGCTATGAATGAATTGGTTGCTCAGATTGGTGCTATGACTTCCCGCTATGTCTCTGATAATAGCCTTACGGCTTCCAGAGTTATGGCAGGTGCCACGCAATATGCCGCAGATAGGAATTATGCTTCTACCCAGCTTTCGACCGCTAGCGCTCAAAAAATAGCTCAATGGGCGAATGCTAATTCTGTGAACCTTAAGAACCTTGAGCGGTATAATGAAGAGTACATTAAAAAGAATTATCCTCAAAATGAGATTGGTGCAATAGCTGCTATTATTTCTCAGTTAACAGGTTCTGATAATTCAGTTATGGATATTCTTAATGGTACTTCTTATAAGAATAATGTTTTAAATAATACTCAGAAAGGTGCTGGCCGGAATTAAAAGAAATATTTTTCGGCATAAGAATTTTTCATACAAAAGAGGGAGCTTGCCTCCCTCTGGCGTATGAAAGCCACGGCTCCGCAGAGCCGTGAAACTTGGTGAGCGGCCTCCGGCCGCTGTCGTCGTGCCATATATCTCTTGATTTATATGGCACGAGTGACAGGAAGTAACGAAAAGTAGGTGTCTCAATGCCGTGCTACCATCCTATAAAGGCATTTCCCATTGGTGTAACTAATGCCGGTAAGACGGCTTATAAATTAGCTCCATATACTGCCGATCATGTGGAGTTTATAAAAGGCTCTTGGCAAGCTGTTTCGACTTCTCTTAGATCTTCCCTTGCAGAGCGTGTGTCTCGTGATTTTATAGAAATCCCTTGTGGCAAGTGTGTAGGCTGCCGTTTGGATTATTCCCGAGAATGGGCTAACCGTTGTATGTTGGAATTGGAAGATTCCTCTAGCGCATGGTTTGTAACTCTTACATACGACGAGCAGCATCTTCCCCGCTCCGCTTATGCTGACCCGGAGACTGGCGAGGCTCTTGCCTCTTATACGCTTCGAAAAACCGATTTCCAGTTGTTTATGAAACGGCTCCGTTATTACTTCCCAGATAATAAGATTCGTTTCTTTGCTGCTGGTGAATATGGTTCAAATACTCATAGACCGCATTATCACGCGATTCTTTATAATGTCAATTTTGACGATTTGGAGTTTTACAAGAAGTCTTTGAATGGAGATATTTATTGGAACTCTAAAAAGCTTGATGCCGCGTGGAACAAAGGCTTTGCCGTGATTGGCGAGGTAACTTGGCAATCGTGTGCTTATGTTGCCCGGTATTGCATGAAGAAAGCTGACGGCGTGGATGCTTCCTATTATGAGCATTTCAATATAGAACCTGAATTTACGCTTATGAGCCGCAAACCCGGTATAGGCCGTATGTATTTAGATAAACACCCGGATTTGTACCAGTATCAAAAGATTTTCGTTTCTACGCCGCAAGGCGGAAAAGAGATTACTATCCCAAAGTATTTTGATCGGATTGTTGCGCAAGAAAACCCAGAAATGATTGAAGCTTTGAAAGAAAAGCGAAAGGCTGCTGCAATTGCTAAAAATGAAGCAATTATGCAGAAAACCGATTTAGGTTATCTCGACTATTTAAAAGTCGCTGAGGATAACAAGAAAGCCCGTATTAAATCTTTAAGGAGGAATTTGTAATGGCAAAGCGTGCAAAGATGCCGAAAGGCAAAGATCAGGCTGTTTTTAGACGGACGGCCAGCAAGACAAAGAAGATGAATATTAACCCGATGAGCTATCGAGGAG